AATAGAAAACAACGGCATAGGACAAGCTGCGATTGTTTCATTGAATGAGTACGGGGAATCAAACATACCAGGTATCTTTATTAGTGAACCGGGCAAGGGTAAACGAGGGTTCACTACTACAAATAAACCTAAGCTTGCTGCTTGTGCTAAGTTTAAAACACTACTAGAATCAAAGAAGATGACTATTCATAGCCGGTCTCTTATCAGCGAATTGAAAGCGTTTGTTGCATCAGGTGGAAGCTATGCAGCTAAAATAGGGGACACTGATGACTTAGTAATGTCATCCTTATTAGCAGTACGTATGATGACTCAGTTAGCAGACTATCACGGCGACTTAGAAAGTCAAATGCGTGACCACGATGAGATTATTATGCCACTTCCGTTCTTTGCTGTGTTGGGCTAGTTCGGCATAAATACAACATGTCACAAGATACCGAAACTTTCAACAGCGAGCTTTATAACCTTCTCAAAGTTAGAGGATATAAGCCAGCCCCACTCAATTCACAAAACCAAAGAGTAGGCGCAAGCCAAGAAGCAGATGTAATTGAATTCACCTTTACTAAAGACGGTGATGATTATGGTAAAGCTTGGGTCAGTGTCGATGATGCTAGCAATCTAAAAATTTATTTTGATGATGAGCAGCAAGATAGTCCAGATACAACAACGCCAGGTGTTGATTATGATGACACTTGGACTGGACTATTAAAGTTTCTTAAAAATTGGGCGCAACGCAGACAATTGAGTTTTGAACTATCAAACAAAGATCGTTTAGGCGACGATATGCGTCAAAGGGATTATTATAAAATGAAAGAAAAGCTAGGCGAAGGTTACCATTCAATGGGCAAGAAAGCATCTTACAATGATGCAGTTCCTAATGTAAAAATTGTGTTGCAACATAACCGCGCACTTGAAGAAGGCGAACAGCGTTATCGTAACGTAGCTCGTATCTTCCTTGAGAATGCTGACGGGGAAAGATTCTTAGCTCCAACTACTAAGCCAGGCATCGCTCGTGTATATGCTCGGCATATCGCTGAAGGCGGCGTACCCAATGATGACCGTTGGAACCACATCAAATCAGTTTGTGAAGACTATAACAAGATGGCTGGCTTTGTCCGTGCCACTCGCAATAAAGAATTCAATGAATCTGCGCAAGATTTAATCAACGAAGGCGCCAATCACTATAGCAACTTGCGTGAGACTTTGCACAAGCTAACAGGTCATCGTGGTTACCACGCATACTTTGAATCATGGACTCCTTCTCTAATGGAAGATGAAGGGGATGACCTTTCAATCAACGAACTTTTTGTTCAGGAAACAGTGGATCCTCGCATTGAGAGCGTCATGCCAATCTTATCCAAATTGCGTAAGAACGTAGCTGAGATGACCGAAATTGATACACTTGCTGAATGGGCTGATTCTATCATTAGCGAAAAGTTAGAAATGGATTCAACTACTAAGAGCATGGCAGTTCCTGCTGATGAAATGTTAGATGAAGCTCCAGGTGCAGAAACACTAGCGCACAATCAATCTACCGAAAAAAAAAATCTTAAGGCATTTGGGTTAGCAGAAGAAACCGGGGAAGAACAACCCATCGGTAAAGGCAAACAAGCTTTCATTGTTACGTATACGGATGGCAAGAAGGTAACGGTATTAGCAGACCATGACTGGCAAGCAAAAGAGACTGCAAAAAATCACTGGAAATTACCAAATGCTGCTGGCATTATCGTAAAGCAAAAGGAAGTTCCTGGTGCTGGAACAACCTCAACTTCCGCACCCGCAGGTAAAGATTCTGCAATCAATAAAGCAACTGATAAAGCACAACCTACTCAATCGGATAATAAAGCTGAACCAACCAGTACTTGGGACAGAGTAAAAGATGCTGTCAAGAAAAATTGGAATGTCCCTGGCGGTGATGGCTACGGCGGCACAGCAAAAGCACTCGCAGGAATGTTTGAGGATGATGTAACCGAAATGGATAAGAGTCCAGAAGCTAACCCATATAGTGGTCAGGGGCATAGCAAGAGCGATGACCATGCAGGTAAGCCACAGCACACTGCTAAAAAGATGGCTGCTAAACAGGCAGTTAAGATGGCTAGAAAGGCTCTTGATAAAGCATTCAAGGGCGATGTTGAAGAAAACTTTATCAGCATGGCACCTCAGGCAGTAGCAGAAGAAGAAGTAGAAGAAAGTGCATTGCAGGCATATCTCGGTAAAAAGAAATATGGCGAAAAGGGCATGAAAGCACTTCAACAAGCAGGCCGCGACGGCGCAAGCAAAGAGAAGATGGCATCAATCCGCGCAAAACACGATAAACTTGATGAAGTGCAAGTTGAAGAAGGTGAATTTGCTGGTAACTTCAAAACTGGACCAGCCGGGCAGTGGCGCAATAAAGGTCCAAAGGCAAACCAGCCTGCTAAAGTAGGTGATCTAGTAGGCGGAGAATCAAAACAAATTGATTCAGAACTTGCTCGTATCATCGAAATGGCAAGATTCAAAAGATAACAACAAATTGGGTACATAGTGTAAAATATTAATATATTATGCACCCAATTAAGTTGTAAATACATTGCACATGAGTTATAACAGACTTATGTGTAGTTGTCTCCGACAACGAAACATTAAAACACTTATAAAGCTCAACTTAGGCACATTTTAAAGGAGATTATACAATGGCAAGTCTAGCAGAAATCCGGGCACGTTTGGCAGCCCAAGAAAATACAAATCAGAGTAACGGTCCTCGTACACAGTCTGATAATGCAATTTACCCCCACTGGAACATCTCGGAAGGCGCAACAGCAACCGTTCGCTTCCTTGGCGATGCAGATACTAACAACCCTTACTTCTGGGTAGAACGTCAAGTAATTAAGCTTCCGTTTAATGGAGTTAAGGGTGATCCTAACATGAAGCAAATCGTCGTTCAGGTTCCTTGCGTAGAAATGTACGGTGATAACTGTCCTGTTCTCGCAGAAGTTCGCCCTTGGTACAAGGATGATACTCTTAAGGATCTTGCAAGCAAGTATTGGAAGAAGCGCACATATCTCTATCAAGGGTTCGTTCGTGCAAACCCACTTGGAGACGATCAGACTCCTACTAACCCTATCCGTCGCTTTGTAATCAGTCCTCAGATTCAAACTGTTATTAAGGCATCATTGATGGATCCTGAATTGGAAGAATTGCCAACTGATTATCAGCGTGGTCTTGACTTCAACATCAAGAAGACTTCAAAGGGCGGCTATGCTGACTACTCAACTTCTAACTGGGCCCGTAAGGAATCCCCATTGACTGAGGCAGAACTTGCTGCGATTGAAGCACATGGTCTTTTCAATCTCTCTGACTTCTTACCTAAGAAGCCAAGTGAAGCAGAACTCCGCATCATCAAGGAAATGTTTGAAGCATCAGTAGATGGTCGTCCTTATGACAATGACAAGTGGGGCGCATATTATCGTCCGTACGGTCTTGAAGCTCCAGCTGGAACAGCAGCTCCGACAACTAATGAATCGGTTCCTCCGGTAGTAGTTGATGCTGTACCAACTCATGGCTCACATGCACAGGCTCCAGTAGATGATATTCCTCCGTTCGAAGTCGATGCTCCGATTGAAGTTCCAGCTCAGGCTTCTACTTCAAGTGACAAGGCGCAGGACATTCTTGCAATGATCCGTCAGCGTCAGGCTAAGTAAAACTTAGTAGGGGGAGGGGAAATCCTCCCCCGCATTGACACGGAGAAAAATCATGACAACAGCAGAAGATAGGTATAGAGCTATCAAGCAAAGCAGAAAGATGTTAGAGGAACTTTGCGATCCAGGCAAAACTCCTCGTGTTCCGAGTATTGTTCGTGACCGCGCAAGGTCAATTCTACGTCATTATCCTTCAGATTTTGACTTAGATAATATTGCAGAAAATAGTCCCGATTTACTTGAAAAAAAATCAAATACTGATAAGTTCTTAAAGATTATAAGATAGGAATAAAAATTGGCAAAACCATTTGACATTAGTAAGTTTCGTAAGGATATTACGAAGGCAATCGATGGCCTTAGCATCGGATTCAATGATCCAACTGATTGGATCAGCACAGGCAATTATGCACTCAATTACCGCATCAGTGGTGATTTTAATAAAGGTATCCCTCTCGGCAAGGTTACAGTATTCGCCGGTGAGTCAGGTGCAGGTAAGTCCTACATCTGCTCAGGAAATATTGTAAAACACGCCCAGCAACAGGGTATCTACGTTGTACTAATCGACAGCGAAAACGCACTTGATGAATCATGGCTTCATGCATTAGGTGTTGACACAGGAGAAGATAAGCTTCTCAAGATGAACATGGCAATGATTGATGACGTTGCAAAGACTATCATGGGTCGTAAGCCTAAGGCACTGACCTCACTCGTTCGTAACTGCGTAAACATGTTTGGTTCAAATAATGTTGGTCTTGTTGCTACTAATCACACTTATGCATCACAGGATATGTTTGACCCTGATGATAAGATTTCAGGCGGTCAGGGCTTCATTTATGCATCATCTATTGTTGTTGCAATGAAGAAGCTAAAGCTTAAGGAAGACGAAGATGGGAACAAGGTTTCTCAGGTAAACGGCATTCGTGCTGCATGTAAGGTTATGAAGACTCGTTACGCAAAGCCTTTCGAATCTGTTCAAGTCAAGATTCCTTACACTACCGGTATGAGTCCTTACTCAGGTCTTACTGATATGTGTGAAGCATTGAAGATGCTCAACAAGGAAGGCAACTCGCTTGTGTATAGCAAGCTTGATGGAACTATCATTAAGAAGTTC